GAGAGCGAGATTCCATCTCTGCTTTGGTCAACTTTTGGTTGATATCTTCATACTTGTCGAGGTCAGCTTCAATATTTTTTAGCTTATCCTCAACTAAAGGGTCTGTACCACCCTTCTTTTCAAGATCAGCAAGTTTTTTGTCATTGGTTGCTTTGAACTCTTCAAATGCCTTTCCAAGACCTTCCACTGCCTCTTGAACTAGATTAATGTCATCAGACATACTCTACTCCTTTATTGTTGAGATTAGATTGTTAAGGTTTTTCACCAAATCTACTTGCTCTGTATCAACCTCTCGCTGAGATAGTGCTTTCGACACCGCACTTGCGGCTATTTTTGATTCACTCCTTGAAAGACCGCCTTCATCTCGAAGGAAACCTTCCCACTCACGAATCGTTCTTTGATCACTCTTTACCGCTTGCACTCTTGCTCTAGTGTTCATGGGGAACGTGACCGCAGAAATTTCCATTAAATCGACTTCTTTTAACATTCGCCTTTTGCGTCTTTTATCATAAGCCGCACCTTTTGGCATAACTCTATATCCAATAGAAAGACCATCAATAGCACCCATCTTCATAAGTTCGTAAACTTCACGACCTTTTTGTGTACCCATAGCCAAACGTCCTTTGACCTTCAATCCTTTTTGATCTTCTAATATTTCTTCAAACACTCCAATTGGCTCATCTGCCTTGTGTTGATAAAGTAGCTTTACCCCCTTTGCTCCTTTTCTTGCTAATGATTTTGCAAATGCTCCTTCAAGCATCACATCATTGCCCAAATCCTTATTGTTGAAAACAGACCCATATCCGTCAAACATTCCTTTTTCTTCATCATCATCTGTCATGTATGCTTTTAATTCTGCTTTTACATGAACAGAGCCTGTCTCAAAATCATCACTGCTTGCGATTTCTTCTACCTCATAACTAACGTCTGATTCATCTGCCACTGTATCCTCCTTTTTTCCACCGTTTCTAAAACTGCTAAGACATACAGCGACCCTTTGGTCGTTTCTTGGGTACTCAGCTTGCATGGTATCACTGTCCATGCACCTTTCCATAAAAACTTTTTCTGTTTCACCTCTATTTGGCTTTGGAATTGGCATAATGCCTAATCTTATACATCATATAAGCAAATCTGACAAGAACCAAATTTTTTATCAAAAAAAACAAAAAAAATTCAAAAAAAGTGCATTTAGTTGTTGACAATGGTAACTTTAATGGTTATATTAGTTATATAAACAAAAAAACGTACTAGGATAACAAAATGAAAAATATACCAGATACAGAAGTTGTTAAAGGAGCGATATGGACTTTAGTACGAAAGGTTCAAGAAGCTGAAGATTCAGGGCGAAAAGTTTCACAAGAATCAAAAGATGCCATGAATATTCTTAATGACCTTTTAGATGCAGATAATTGCGAGTATGGTGGTTGGGTAATATATAGACCCTAGACCATCGTGGGTGCGAATAATAATGGTGACCTAGCCATAGTTCGATTGCCGTAAGTGGCAAGTTCTTCTACGTTAGGGGTAGAAGTTGGAGGTAAAGTCCTCCCCCACATTTTTAAAAAGGATACAATATGAAAAACATCATAAACTGGAATAAAAGTTCTGATGCAAGAGAAGAATTAGCACTTGGGTCAATCAATGGAAACTTGCGATATGTAAATCAAATGGACTTGTTAGCAAAACATCTTGAAAACGCACTTTCTGAACATGATCTGACACATCTATGTCTTTATCTTACAGATATGATTGAAAAAAAAGAATTGAAAAAAAAGTGAAATAAATTGATAAAAGGTGTTGACAAAGGTAAACAAAGTTATTATATTAGTAGTATAAAGAGAAACAAAAAACACTAGGATAATAAAATGACAACAGTAAATGACACAATTAAAGTAATGCAAGTAAAAGATAAATGGGTTGCAGTTGATACAAGTGAATATGCGATAATCAAAGGCAAAAGAGTAAACAAGTTGATAGCAAAAGCTGATACCCTTACAGAAGTTTTAGACTTAACTGGAGCATGGAAAAACAATACATACCCTGCACATTTGACAATTGCAAAGATGAGGGAAGCCTTTGCTAAGACACGAACATAAGAACACTTCTCCTAGTGTGAAACTTGGGGGGTCTAATGACCCCCTTTTTTTTAATCTATGATTTCATCTTCTGGTGTGACGTAAAGAGTAACACATCTGCAATTAATGACATTTGCCGCACCCCCTTTTGGGTCACCAGTATAACTCATGCGATAGTTGATCCCTTTATGTGGAACGACAAAATCCTCATCAAGAGCCACCATGGTTCCATTCATAGCTCTATGCCATTCCCTTGTTCTATTGTCATTTGAAGAAACCCATCTTTTCATTTGATTGGGGATACCAAGAGAAGCATTTACCTGATTGTTTGCGTATGATGCGGCAGTATGTGTTTCTGTTCTGGCAATCACTGCTGATCTGTAAAGACTGAAACTTCCTGCCATATTATCTCTAACTTGCCTTGCTATTGCCCTGACACCAAGACCATCTGCTTCCGCATTTAGGATTGTGTTTCGTATAAGACGCATTGTTGTGTTTGTTATGTTTGTAATTCTGGTAAAGCCAATAGTCTGCATAAACTGCCTGATAAGTATTTCAAACTGACTTTCTTGTTTTCTATTCTGCAAGATACGCAAGCCAAACTGGTCAATGACTGATCTGTAATGCCCTTGCAAAACTTCCGTTGTCTCTTGCGTTGCAAACCTTTCAAGACCAACTGTTTGTTGTGTTGTTTGATATTCCTGTTCTGCCCTCTTACCTATATCATTGAAAACTTTGAGCATTTGTCTCCTCAGTCTTCGCTCAAAATTTATCCGCAATCTATTTTGTTCTATGAACTCTCGTCTTGCGGATATCTTGATTCCGTTCTGTTTTCTTTCTGTTTGTTTCATTCTGCTTTTCTATAAAATCTATCCAACCTTTTGTCATATCAAAACAATAGAACTCTTCGCAATACTTGCATCTTTGTTTATTTTTTTCAACAGTCATTGAGTGACCGCAGATAGCACAAATATTTGACTGCAAAGAAAGCCTAGTCTTTGGAACTCAGAGGGTGATCTCTTGGCAATAAATCAAGATCAAACTTGCCACTTCTAAACCTTCCTGACCTAACTGCAAAAAGAAAAGCATTGACCCTTGCAAGACCCCATTGGTCTGGACCCATTACTGTTGGTCTGACACTTTCTGGATTTGTGCGATATGCACCAACACCCCTTCGAAAAACAGCCTCTAACATTCTCTGGGTTACTCTTTTCCCTTTTTTATCACCATGTTTGTCGTTATGTTCTTTAACTTTGCCCTCAATTGCTTTCCTAATCTTTTCAGATACTTTTGCCTTCGTACTGTCAATACTTTTGGTTTTGTCTCTTTCTGCGTCAAGTTGCTTAACCTTTCCCTCTGACCATGTTTTTCCTGCATCACCACCCCACAAAGCCCAAGCGATTCGCCCTGCTGATGGATAGCCTTCTTCTCCTCTGCGGAAACCTTCTGCTTCCTTATCTACCTCATGCCTTGCAAAAAAACTTTTCATTCTTCTGACTGTTGATGGACTGAGCCTATCTTTGTTTACAAGTTGCCTTGCTCTAGCAACACCAACCGCAGTTCCACCACGACCAAACTCTCTTCGCCACTCAAGACCCCTTTGTGCCTCCTCTGCCATTTCATTTGTGGGTGTTGTTTCAATATCGCTTTCAGCTTTGTTTTGACCAGTAATTCTCAAATAAATTGCATGACTTGAACATGGCATATAAAAGTTTCCATCTGGACCTCTAACTGTATGCGTTCCACTGCAACCAAGCTCTCTTGCTCTTTCTGCGGCTTGTGGTTGCCTATCAAATACATCTCTACCAGTACCGTATCTTGGGTCTTTCCTCACTGGTGTGACTTGAAACTCTGGGTCTGCGGTATGATACTTGGGTGTCTCTAATGTATCCCCTGTCAAACGCTCATAATCCTCATGTGATTCACAAGGCATATAAACAATCCCATCTTCTGTTTCATGGGAGTGAGTGCCAATACAACCAATCTGATCAGCCCTTACTTGGGCTTCCTCCTCAGTGCTGAAAACATCTTTTGCAATTTCTTCTTTAGATTCTTCAAAAAATTCTTCAAATCCATACACCCCCTTTCCATCTTCTTCTGCATCAGAACCTTCCGCAGGAGCTACTTCTGTTGAGCCAAGAGGAAATAAGTTTGCAGATATAAACACATCATCGCCCCCTGTTATTGGTTCTAATCCAATTCTTTCCCTTGCTTCATTTCTGCTAATGATTCCTTCTCTTACTGCCTGTACAACATTTTCATAAGTCCTACGCCTTCTTTCAGTCATTGCAGGAATACTATCAAAATCATATTTTAAAATGATATCCTCGCCATATGACTTTGTGAGCCATTCATTCATATCTGACTCCACCCTTTTTGCGATAGGAATAATTGTTTCTTCATACAGAGCTAATCTTGCCTCTTGCACGTTGGCATATGTTTGTGCATCAGGAATACCAATCAACTGACTTGGAACACCAAAACAAAGTGCAATATCTTTTGCCGCAATATTTTTCTGTTGCAAGAAATCCATATCCTTTGGGCTAAGACCCATTTCACGCCAATCAAAATCACCCTCAAGCAATACTGGTCTGCCTGCGTTTTGTGGACCACTAAACCTTGATCGCAAATCTTCATTTAACTGTTGCCTTTGACCATCTGTAAGTTGTAGCGGCACACCTCTGTCATCTTGCGGTTTAAATATGATTGCTCCAGATGGTCTTGCACCATTGTTCAACAAACTGATGTTGTGTTTGTTTATTGCATTGTGATTATCAATATCTACTGCCGCCGCACTTAGAGGGCTACAACCGTAAAAGTCATCAAGAGGATTCCACATTTTGATGTGCTTTAAATCTGACTCTCCTGTAAGCGGATCAGCTTCATAATACTTGAGAATCTTGCCATCAACAATGTAGGCGTATGCTTTTGGTGTGGAGGTCTTGCTAGGCTCTATTTTTATCCTATCTGGGCGTAAAAGATAAAGTTCTCTAGGAAGACCACCCACATCTGACTTTATAGCATAACTATTCCCAGATAAAAGTAGATAACTGTATAAAGATTGAAAAAACTCAACCCCTGCTTGCATTGGATTTGGTCTATTCAAAAGAGTAAGTATGGGGTGTTCTTCTAATTCAATATCACCTTGAAACGCTCTCCAACCTATTGATGCCGCACCATGAGCAATCTCATTGACACACCTGTAAACTATTGCGTTCTGCTTGTACCCTTCTTCTGCATAACTTTGATAGTTGTCGTTCCTGTAATAGTAGCTTGTTGTCGTATTCAAAACGACTTGTGGTGCTTCTTTCTTTTCTTTTACTGGGTTTATAAAATTTGCTATTCTTTGTCTGATTGTTGCCATTAGCTTACTCTCCAAAATGCAGTCCCTTTGGACTGGCTAAGTTCTGTGATAGCCCAAACTAAGGCATCTAATCTATCTGGTGACTTTTTGCTCCCTAACGAATATGAACATAATTGATCTTCTAACTCTCTAAACACTTCACAATGCGAAACCTTACCTTGTTCATACAATGCCGCAATGGGTTCAGCCCTAACCAATTTACCCCTTGAAGCATTGACTGGCGTGTAAGGAACATCTCTATCTATTGTTCTTAGCAGTCTTTCAACCAAATCTCCACCATTATTTACTTCTGCTACTATTCTATCAGCTTTGTATTCATAATACAATCTGACCGCAGTTCGCATCCATTGATCCGCAGACATTCTACCAGAATAATCTGCTAAAATATAGTATCTATTATCAATTCCTTTTCCTGCCACTATAATTCCAGTTTCGTCTGACCCTTCATTGTTTGTTACCGCAGGGTCAATACTTACCAGTATTCTTTGCATTTCTGGTGCTTTTTGCTTTATTATTCTTGTTTTTTCAATATTGGAATAGTTCCACAATGCACCTTCCGTATCATCAAGAACTTCTGCATAAAGCTCTTGTCTACCAAGTCTTGTATTTTCGTATTTTTCTCTCAACTGTTGCAATGCGGCAGGAGCAAGGTTATCAGCGTTTTCAAAAGTGCTTCCCCTTGTAATAACTATATTTGTTCGCTTTGTAAGACTTCTGATAAGTGGTGTGGGCTTTGGTGTAGTTGTAATAACACACTGAGGGTTATCACCTAATCTAAGACCAAACATTAATTGGTCAAATGTTTCTGGGTAAAACCAAGAACTAATTTCGTCACACCACGCTCTGTGAAATTGTGGACCTCGTAATCTGTCTGGTTCTGTTGCTGAAAAACCCATAATCTTTGAGCCATTATATAATCTTATTTCCTGACTTGAAGAATTATACCCCTGACCCCTTCCTGACATCAAACATTCTTTGGGAATAAATTTAAGTATTCCTGATACTCCTCCAAATGCAACTCTGCGTAAATCTCCAAATGTGGGGACAACTACTGCTACTTGTACTTCTGGGTTTCTAAGAGCATAATCAGCAATATCCATTGCTCCTGTTCTTGTCTTCCCCCAACCACGACCTGCCAAAATAAGCCAAATATTCCATTTACCCTTTTCTTCTGATGGCGTTATCTGTTCATTTCTTGCCTCAGAATACCATTTATTGATAAATGTGGTTGCCCTTGCTTGATTTTGATTTGGCAAATTCGTCAAGGTATCTAAGAACCTCCTCGAACTCATCTGTGTTGACAACATTTGCTGATACCTTTGATATTTCTTGTGCTTCACCTAATGCCAACTTACCAATCCTCTGTGCGTTCATGGCAACTGTAGACATCTCTCTAAGTTCATGCGGTTTTAAACCATCATATTCTGGCTCATTCTGCTCTCTTTCTCTAGCCTTTGTCATCTTTTGTGCAATTGTGCCTAATAGTGCTTGAGCAATCTGTAGTGAGTTTGTATCAAGCCTTCTACTCTCTGCAACCATATCCTTCATTCTAGCATCTGAGATTCTCTGCTCCAGTTTTGTTTGGAATCTGTTTTTGGCTATTTGCCACTCTTCTTTCTGTGAATGTCTGTAAATTGTCGCTCTTGGTATATCGTAAGTCTTTGATAATGCTTCAATAGTTGGATATTGACGAATGTTGTTTTCATTAATTACGCCCTCAACAAACTCTGTCTTTATCTTTATTTTTAATTCTTCTGTAAGTTTTTTGCTCATGCTATCCGTTATCACTTTGTCTCATTTTTTCTTTTTTATTCAGCAATATTTGATGTCTTGTTGTCCACGCTTTATTGTACTCTACATCTTCAAATAATTTTGAAAATCCAGTTATATGCTTAAGTCTTAACAATTCATCAGGTTGCATTCCTAAATGATTACAAATATCTGCATCTTCCCAACCATTGTCAAGCATTTCAAAAACCATATTTGACATTCCACCAATAGAGTGCCTTCCTCTTGCCCTATTATGTCTAACTGTTGATGCCATTCTATCATTGATACTTTTCTCTAAAACCACAACTGGTAATCTGCCTTTATTTCTTTCATTTATATCTTTGTTTGTTTTGCAAGTAAAATATCTATGGAAGCCATCTACAATAACGTATTTGTCAATCTTCTCATCATAAACAGTGACCACTGGTTGCGTGTATCCATCATGCAATATTGATGTGTATAGCAATGACATTTCTTGATTTGCAACACTGTTTGGGTTGTAATCATTTGCTTGAACTTTATCAATATCTACCCATCTGACATTGTTAATTGGTTGTGAAACCAAAGGGCTTGCTTTGTGTAACTGAGAAAAGATACTTTGAATAGCATCTATTTTTTCTTGCTCATTTAATTTTTTTATTTTTTCAAGAATATCATCAATGTTAAATGTCATTTTTTAAACTTTCAAAATTACTTACTATCATATATTTATATTCATTTTCATATCCGTCCTGTAGCTGATGAGTCCATGTTTTTTCTTTTTGTTTTAAATAGTGATCGCCTATGCTATGAAAGGAAAACCCCTTGACTAAACTTTCATGAAAATGGCTTTTGAATATGCTATTGATTTCACTTGGCAAGTAATGACTTTGATGTTCTTTTGTATATCCATAATCGTCATCTCCTGCGTTTGAATATACCACACATAAATATTTCACATTTTGTTGTCCAAACTTTTTAATGATTTGGCAAAAGCTATCTGCACCCATATAATTTACTTGACCATATATGCCAAGAATTATACTAAACTTTGCTTCACTTGAGTATTTGAACATATCACACACTTCAAAAGAATGTTCTGGGAATTTTTTTCTTGCAAACTCAACCATTCCAGAAGATAAATCAATTCCTAAATACTGATGTTTTTTTATGCCACCTAACAAAATTCCATGCCCAGTACCACAACCTATATCAAGAATAAAATCCTTGCTTGAAATTTCTGATCTAAGTAAATCAGCAATGATATTGTCCTCGACATAGTTTATTTTTGTTTTATAAAGAGAATCATACCCTTCTGCTTCCTTATCGTAAATTCTTTGTAAGTTTTCTTTTTCAAACTCTGAAAATGATTTCATCGTATTCTCCCATATTCTTCTTTTAAATACTTTTCTTTGACTTGTTTCAGTGTTGATGGATTTCTTACCCTTCTTTTTAGCAAGCCCTTTTTCCAATCTCTATAAACAATCAGTGGAGGAGATTGTAGATACGATGATAGTTTTGCAAACTCAATATCATTTACTAACAATGACTTAATTTGTTTTTTGTACATTTCTTCTGGGTTTCTCAACTCATCATAAAGTTTATCCATTTTACTCCACTCTGTTTCAAATATATCTCTATGTGCCTGATGTTTAATAAGTTTTTGTGTCAAAAAATCTCTATAAACTTTCCAATTTGGAAACATAAATGGCAATTTTTTTATTGACAAAATCTCATCAACGCCCAAATGATTTGCCTGATTAATTCCATCAAGTCTTTTGTTAAGTTTCTCCCAAGTCTTTCCTTCAATTTCATGCAAATAAAATAAACTCTTGACTGCAGACTCATGATGTAGATTTGATACCCTCATGTCTTTTATTGGCAATCCGTATCTAAAATATTCATCATAAATTTTGCAATAATCCCAATTATTATTGTGAATTGATTTCCAAACATCACTTACTGCCCAATCATAAATAGGGTAAAAGGTAAAATGTTTTTTTCTTTCATTTAACTTTCTTCCCCATGTGATAGCTTTGTATGTTTGACCAGTTGTCAATCCTGCTAGTCTTTGGGGACTTTCTTCTGCCCTCATTCCTGCTAAAAAACAACAAGGCTCATCTGGGAAAAGCTGATCTAAACTTTTTACGAAATAAGTATACCAATACCCAGTTTTTGCTTCCTTTTCTGCTTTACCCTTTAAAACATGACCTTCCTTAATTGCTATGGGGTCTTTTTCTCGCATCCATTCTTTACCTTCTTCCCAAGTAACTAAAAATGCTTCTTCTTGAGAAATTGAATTTGGCAAAAAAATTGGAACTTGAATCCAAAGTGGGTCAATTTCTTTTCGATACATAACACTTTTAACGTATTTTATAACAGAACCCCATTCTGCCTCTTGGTCTAAAAAATAAACTTTTAGGGGTAATCTGTTTTTTTTTCTTGCAACTATTAAAGCCAACTCCAAAGTAACTGTTGAATCTTTACCTCCAGAAAATGAAATAACAACATTTTTAAATTCATCAAAAATATATTCTATTCTCTTAAGACTTGCTTCCCATACATTTTCATTAAGAAATATCTTCATTTTTTTAAACGATTAATTGTCTTTTCAAGTCTTTTACTATTAAGCTCATTCCCAAAAAATCTCATACCTCTGTTTTTTGCCGCTTGAGCAGTAAATCCCATGCCACACATTGGATCAAGGCACAATCCACTTTTATTTATGTTTAGGTAGTCAAATATATACTCAACTAATTTTAAATCTTCTTTTTTTTGGCAATTACTAATAAATTCATTTGTTAAAGTTATATCAGTTTTTTTGCTCAGAAAGTGCAAGTCACACGGCTTCATTTTAGAGCCTGATTTATAAAAGCAAACAGTAGAACCATTGTGTTTGAAACCAACATCTTCAGACATTTTTTTAATATCACTATTCCATTGACAGCCATATTCCAAAACAACCATATCTTTTGAATATTTAAAAATAATTTCAAAAAAATAACTAAGAAACTGAGAATAGTTTATATCTTCTTTATTGGCATTAGTCATTCTATTGTTTATTGTCTGCCAATACCTTAAATTTCCTTGACCCCACGGGGGATCAGAGTATATGAAATCAGCTTGCAAACCTGACATAAGATTTTCAATTCCATTCATTATATTACCATGTTGAACCCTATGTATTCCAATTTCTGTAATCATGCTTTTGCCCTATTTATCAAAATGTGCTTATGACTTGGTACGGTTTCTTCTTCCATTGTCCAGTATTTGTACTCATCAATATAATAATATTTATAAGATGCTTTCCCCCACTTTTCTATAACACCTTTTCTATTTATTAAATCAACTGCTTCAGCAAACTGATGTAAAGATTCCCACTCTCTTGCTCTTGTGTACCAATGTGGAATCTGTGGCATAGTCTTTGCAAAATGCCAAAAATTTGATTTAAGGTTTTCTTCTATTCTCTTATCTTCATTGCAATTAAGTAATTTAAATCCATTTTTTCTATCATAAAATTTGTACTGGATATTGTATGCTTCAAATCTTTTTATCTTTTCCCAAACAGAAACAATATTAAGTTTAGAACAAGTATATATATCAAGTTGTATTTTTTGTGGCACTTGACCATCCCAACTATGTAAAACTATATGAGATGTTTCAATGGCACAAATACAAGTAACCCCCTCATTTCCTTCTTTATTACAATAAACTGCCTTTGGTTGTATAAGCTCTTTCATGCCTAAAGATTTTACTAACCCTGACATCCAATATTCAATTTCTTCACAAGAACTTGGAGGACAATTTACATCAGCCATTAACATAAGATGTTTATGTTCAAGCATCTAATATCCTGATATTGTAAATTCTTCTGCACAATGAGGGCAAATAACTTCAATACCATCTTTGTGCTTCTCATTGCTTGCACCCTCTATTTGTTTATCAATGGCTTTTTGAGCATCAGCAAAATCATTTGATGAAGTTTCTAAAAAACTTGAATCAGGGCTTAAATTTGGAGAAAAATCCATTTGGCTAAAAACATCAGACATTCCAAT